TACTTGTTTTTTATCACTCATATGTTTTTAATTTTGTGTTATCGTATATACATATGTAGGGATGTCAATAGGTCGCAGAGCATAAATGAGTTTTATAAAATGGACACCACTTGCAATTATCATTTACTTTTGGTTGGTGTTCAACTTGTTTGTAACCGTTGCGATCAAATGCTTGTTCTATAAATTCTTCAATTGATTTGGTGACTTTATTTAGTTTTACTTTACCCGACGCGGGTTTAAACCATTGTACACGTTTGATTGTGAATTGTTCGCTTTCAAATATCTTGCGTTTTACAATCATGAACTCTACTTCTACATTTTCTATTGGTACGTTATATAGTTCCGAATAGTATTTTTTGTATAGAATAAGTTGGAATTGCTTTTGTTCGTTTGATTTTTCTTTTTTACTCCAACCTTGTCTACTTGTTTTGATGTCTATAATTTTAAATGTGTTTGTTGGTTCATGGTATAGAACAACATCTAAAAACCCTTGAAACATTATGTTTTGGAGTTTGGAGTTTGGAGTTAGTATAATAGGTACTTCACACCCAACTAAATACCATCCTCGTTTGCCGAAATGTTTACCTTTTTCTTTTGCTATTTCTCTTATAATCTCTACTCCATCTTCATAAAACTCTCTAAGTTCATCTGGGGAGACAAAGTGTTGGTTGTTGTTTGATTTGTATTGGGTTTTGTATTCGTTACGGAGTGCTTCTTCTAGCATTTCAGCAGTGTTAAGGCGATCTGCTGCTGCTCCGCTTTGTTCGTACATTACTGTAAGATAATGTTGAAGCACTTCATGTAATGCAGTTCCAAAAACTGTGTGGATGGAAGAAGTGAATTGTTTGTGTCCTTCTCTATATTGGAGTGACCATTTTTTAGGGCACTCATTAAACATAGACATTTGGGAATATGAAATGGATTTTTGAGTTGCGTAATCAATTTCGGGTAAAACCTTAGTTTTTATCTCCTTTAATATAGAAGGTAACTTTTTTTTCATTACCTAAAGATAAGAAAAAGCCTGCCGGTAGGCAAGCTTTTCTTTAAAGTTTATTTGATTTATTTTTCAAATTCTTTTTCTATATTTCTTTTATACATTCCTATAGTAAGATCAGTAGGCTGTAATTCTGGGTTACTTTCCTGAGCTCTAAAAATTCTCATTTCATCTTCATCACCCGGTGAAAAGTAATGTGTAAATTCACTTGCTACATCTTCATAATCTTCATATCCCATGCTTTGAATAAGATTAGCAACAGCATCTACATCATACGTGTATGCATCTTCTTCATCTTCACTTGAATAAAATAAAACTCCTAATGCTTTATCTTCGTCATTAAAGACATTTTCGTTTAATTTTTCTTTGTATTGACCTTCTGTGATAATACCAGCTAACATTTGCATTCTAAGTTGTTCTTGTGTCATTGTATTTTTATTTTTATTTGATAATACCTGCTCGTATTTGGAGCATTTTAATTTCTTCAATGTCTTCAGGAGAACCAACAATCATATTATAGTCATTCATAGTTAATACTTTTCCTGAAAGTGCTAAACCGATTGCGTTTTCTGCTACGTTGTGTAGGTCCATATCGGCTTGAGCATCTTCTCTAGCATATTCGAGTAAACGAATAAATAGAGGAACGTCTAATGTGATTGTGTCTCTTTGGTTCATTTTATTTTACAAGGGTTTTTACAGCATTTGCAAATTTCATATATTCTCGATAAATATCATCTCTTTCATCAGGGCCGTAGCCTTTTACAAGATCTGTTTCTAACATATCCATTACAATGTCGTTAATTGCCCCCATATGAGATAGAATATTTATTCTAGGATTATCTGTTCTTTTAGAAAAACGTTTAGCTGTGAAAAGATCATTATCTCCTTCATATAAAGATGGTTCTTCTACTTCTTTACCTTCTTCTAAATCTTCAATTAAACCTAAATCTTGAGCTATTGATTGAGCTAATGATTGAAGATCAATATTATTTTTACCAGTACCCATGTTCCAAACATGTCCTAATGTATTTTCAAGGTAAGCAACTACATTATCTGGGGAGATTCTAGCTTCATTTGCTTCTTCTTCATATACTTGATTAGCATCTGTTTCTTCATGGGATGGTGCTTCAGGCATATCGTCTTCATTTTCTTTTAAATCATATTTTTGACCTAAGAAATGTTCAAATGCATCTTCGTAAACTGCTTTAGTACGGGATGGGATTTGGTTAATTGCTCCAATTCCTACAATTCCTCCGATCATATGTTCGTTGATTGATTTTTTCTTTGCAGCTACTTTATTTTCTTGCAATTTTACTTTGTATTCACCTTCTGTGATTACACCTGATAACATTTGCATTCTAAGTGTTTCGTTTGTCATTTTGGTATTTTATGATAAATATTATAGTCCTTTTGTTTCTACGATTTTCTTTAATTTTTGGAGGTAAAGAATTGCGTCCATATGTTCTTCTAAAGCATGGTTAATATAATCTATAATTCCTAAATCTTCACGATCTAAATCACACCCGTACTTTTCTTTACCAAATGAAGCTCTTTCAACAAACTTATCAATAACTGAATCAACAATTGAATCTGTAACCTTAATTTCTCTATTCATTACTTTAATAGTTTTTCTATTTCTTTATCTTCTATTCCCATTTTGTATAAAATGGAACGTACACCACTTTCACGTAAAATGTCAATATATTCTTCAGCTTCGCCTAAACCACATTCAAAATGTTTTGCTACGTACTCTACCAAAGTAGCAGGCTGTCTCTTTGTTCTTGACTTAACGTACTTCAAGAACGTTTTAGTTTTTGGGATCATCTCTCTATAAATTGTATATGTTTGTTGTTTGTTCTCGTATGGTAGAGTTTGAACATAGTTTGCTAGTTCAACATAACGTACATCCATTGATAAATACCGGTGAACCATATAAGAGTTCCATTTCTCCCATGATTCTTCCGAAATATTTTCAATAGGAGTTTTATAAAGGGTGATTTCATTTAACCACCCCCATAAATCTTTTATCTGTTTCTTAGGCATCTAAAGTAATATCTTTGTATTCGTCACGAAGATCTGGTGGAAGTGAATCAGGTAGGATTTTCTTACTTTCCATGTCATAGAAAACTGGGATTGGAATGAGTGAATCCTCTTCAGCTCCGATTAAAAATTTAGAGATTTTACGGACAATGATTGCTTGTCCAAATAAATGACCACCATCAAAGCCAGTTACAGCTGTTGTGTTTTTGAAGTCAATGTTCAACCTTGGTTGTTCTTGCATTTTATTTGTTTTTATTGGTTACTTTTTCTTTTCTATATTCTATAAAATCATGGATGAACCCTGCTGCTACAATTATGTTCATTCCAAATGACATTAGTAGTTCATGTAAATCAGCATAAATGGATGTCATCAAGTGAATATGTCCTACTGTCCAAAAAGGTACGGACAAATTACTTGATACCCACGAAAGAGTGTACTTTAGGAAATGTTTCATAATACTTCTATAATTTTTGCAATTGCACTCATTACGTTAATTTCTTTGTCTATACGGAAATTTGCTTGGTAAAGGTGTTCGTTTAATATAATTGCAATAGAGCCTTCCTTGCCTAGAGCGTATTTTGAACTATATTCAAATAGTGAGCGATATAGTTCCTCAAAGTCCTTAACGTTTGAATCTGCTATAATTTGTCTAATTGTTACCCAGTTTTTCTTACCTGCTAGTTCTTTCAATACTTCTTTGATGTAGTTGTTTGAGGTTAAAACAGTCTCATCAAGTACAATAGCATCATCTTTTACAGACATTTGTAAAACGTTTAACATTTTACGCATGTCAGGATAATATTTCACTATTAGGTTTTTAATGTCTTCCTGCTTATAGGACAAAGATAATTGATCAGCTAAAATATAAGTTAAATGGTTGTACACATCCATTTTAGTTGGAGGTACAATTTTAAGTACTTGGCAACGTGATTGGAGTGGATCAATAATTCGCTCAATAAAGTTACAAGTTAAGATAAATCGAGTTGAGCGAGAAAATGTTTCAATTACGTTTCGAAGAGCGGCTTGTCCCTGGATTGTAATAAAATCTGCTTCATCTAAAATTACTACTTTAATGCTTTTCCAAGAGGCAGAACTAGCAAATCCCTTTACTTTTTCTCTAATAGTGTCAATTCCATTTTCATCTGATGCGTTTATGTAAAGA